CATTTAGCTTTTGTTTTACCCCACGCGCGTTCTTCGGTAGGAATCATAGCGTAAATAATATTTCCGTCACTGGTGATGCATGACCCTTGAATTTGTAGGAAATCAGCATCTGTTATTCTAAGTTTGCATTCGTTTGAAATGTTTAAACACTGACCATCAAAATCATTAAATGGAACGCTTTTTGTAGCAGAAGTAATTAAATAATAAGGGTTATTGTCTTTATCCTGCATTTCTACTAAGCCATAATCAGAATCAAAGTTAACAGGCTTTGAGTATTTCAAAGGTTCGGTTGTGTTTAAGAAAATGTTATTTGCTTGAATTTCTTTTGTTCCAGTAACGTTTTCAGTATCATTAGTTGTAACCGTTTTACTGGATGACCCAGTAATAGTTTCAGTTTTATCGCCTGATGAAATAGTATTAGTTCCGCTGATAGTTTCTAAATTATTTCCACCGATAGTTTCCGTCTTGTGTCTACTCATTGTTTCACGTTTTGAGTCCATACTAGCAGTATAATCACCACTCATTGTATGAGTATAAGCACCATCAATCACCGTATGAACACTTCCGATAATATCAATATAATTATCAGTGCCTGCGTTAACAATAGGAGTAGTAGCACCTCTAATAACTCCAACGATAACATTATTGTTACCCGTCACGTTTAATCCAGTTTCACACCCACCAGTATTCAACAACCCGGTAATCATACTGTTATTTCCAGATATAGTAATCAAAGTTCTAGCGTTAAGTGTAGAGTTATTTACGAATTGAATATCATTAATAACAGCCCTTTCACCACCAATGCCCAACCCATTGCCCTGAACACCATCAAACACAATGTTATCCATCTGTACCAGCCCATCAATATCAAAGCCCAGCACATTGTATCCATTTTTAAAGATAACATTGCTTACCAGCATATTACCAACATTACCATCAAACACGCTACAATTCTGCGTCTGACCAGGCATGTTAGCGTCAAGTGTAATGTCATTGATAGTGCAAGCCCCTAAATCACCAGCAAGCAAGTCTTTGTTGCTACCAGCCCTCAACTGCAATGTAGTCTGGTATCTATCAAGACCTATCAAACTCATATTAGTAGTTACATTAAGCCCAGTAACTGAATAAATACCAGCAGGGAAGAACAAATAAGCTCTTTTACCACCCAGATAACTAATCATAGCCTGGATAGCCACCGTATCATCCGTAACCCCATCACCCACCGCAGCAGTCATGTTATTTGGAGGATTTTTAACGTTTAAGAAATAAAGGTCTGCAAGCACCTCCTTAACAATTGTCTCTAAATTTAACTGGTTAAGTAACTCTTTTACCAACTCAATAATGTAATCAGGCAAACCATTGATGGTATTTGCCATATCGTTAATGGCTTTGGTCAGTAGGCATACCTGCTGATTATAGCTTAACGCGTCACTGAACACTGTAGGCAATGATTTCATGCACCAGCACCTTAACAGTTCAATAGATTTAAAATTTGTATCATTATTTACCATGGATATCCTACCTCCCATATTCCCAAGAATAAATCTGATAAGTCGTTAATTATCATCATGTCAATGTTAATAAGGCTTTCACGGTATTCCATTATCATTGATGAATAGCTTTGTGTCCCTTGTTTGCCTTGTACTGTTTCTATATAGTCCTCGACATTGTTAATTGTAGTGTTATTATTTGTAGTTACGTTTGTTGTATTATCTGTGGTTGTGTCTGTATTACCGTTAAGTGTGGTAGTATCACCAGTTGTCGCCGTTGTCGTGTCATTGTCATTGGTCATTCTTGCGTTACTTAGATACTCATCATTTGCAAGTCCGACCAGACCGCCTTGTGGAGTTTCAGAGTATTTATCAGTTCCAGCGCGGGTAACAGTCTGATTCACGTTGCCGTCTGCTTTAGTGGTATTATCCACAGCTGTAATGGTCTGGCCTTCCTCAGTGGTCATCACTTTTCCATCAAGTTTTTGGGTTCCTGTTTTGTTTGCTTTGTGCTGTCTGGTTATATCAACGTCATAGATTGGGTTAAATTTGTAAGTTTCTGCTTCGTACATTTTGTTATAGTATGGCATTATTTCATTTAACCTTGTGTCAAGCCTTAACTTAAATAGCCCCAGCGTTTCTTCACCAATTTCCCTTGTATAATAATGTTTGATGATTTTGGTTAATAACACATTTCTGTATTGCTTGTCAAAAATGGGGAAATTAAAGTCAAATAAAAGAGGGGCGGCTGTTGGAATAACAGTGTTAACAATATCAGTGTATCCCGCTGGTTCAGTTCTACCCACAAGACCTTCACAAATATAGCCTAATGTCATAGTTACTGCGCTCATTCTTCCACCACCTCCTCTGAATCTTGTTCTAACATCATATCCCCCGTGGCAATTACCTGCTTATATCTGACGCTCAGATTTACATCTGGAAACATGGCATTGATTCTTTCACAAGCTATTTCACGTTCCATTAATCTTGTATATCGCTGGGCTTCCACATCTCCCATACCGCTTGTTATTTCCAGAGTATTCAACCGTTCACGTTTTTCGTCATTGGTATTTCCAATCCCTAAATATGTCATAGCTTCATTCCACACAAGACCCTTTAACACTTGCAATTTATCAGCCACATAAGGAGCGGAAATGTCAATGGAGTTTAATCCTCCTAATTCCATCTGTTTATCTGCGAATATAAAAGGATAGTTCCCTTCATACTGTTTAAACAGATTTATAATGGTAAGACGTTGAGTTTCAGAACATGTGACAATTTTAGGATTTTTCTGAAGTTTTACGTTCGTATCAATAGCCCGCTGGATTTCATATAATCTCCATGCGTACATTTCCACGTCAAGTTGAGAATTAATATGCAAGGAGTTGTTAAAAATAAGTACGCTGTTCTCTTTGCTTAATTCCATCTGATATCCGTTGCTTGCATACGCGCGCCTGTAGATTGGGATTCTGTATACATCTAAGGGGCCTGATATCATGCACTGTAATGTTAAGTACCCCATTACTTCGTCCCTGAAGAATACCGACATACCGTCTGCAAACAGTGCTAATTCGAGGAAACGTCTATCGCATGTTGGTGGCAGATTAATCCATTCAAATTGGCTGATAGCTAAGTCTACCAATCGGTTATAGTACTGGATGAATGTCCAGTCATTGCATTTCTTTGCGTTCCAGAACTCCCGGGTATTTCCGGGTGCCATACCTCCTTTTTTGCTCATTAGCTTCCACCTCCTCCCGTTCTGTTATCTAAACTGTAGTTACCCACCTCACTACCATTTTTCCAAAATGTAAGACCGTTGTCATATATCCCTCGTAATTTAGCCATGTCATCTGCTGGAACACTGCCTGTAAGGTTTGAGTTTACCGTTTTAACGTAATTCCAATGGGGGCGTTGTGAACGGTTTGGAACTTTAACCTGATGAGTAGCATAGCCATAAACGTTAAAATATTGGTCTATTATTTTTGCGAACTCTGCACGAATGTGATAATTAAGAAAGTAAAAATCCTTAATACCAAAAGCGACTTGCGCGCTGTTAGATTGGGAACCATGGCTTTGTGGTGGCTGTGCTTGAATTGCGTTTAATCTTGCAAGTGTTCTACCTACATTTGTGGCACCGGCAATTCCAGCGGCTAGACCAATTGGATTGCCTGTGGCAATACCAGCAACGGCACCCATTGCAGAACCTAACATATCTACTGCCATGGATGAACCATTTTGAGCAAGCCATGCTTTGTAGGTATCCACGGTAAATGAGCATTGAGGAAAACCACCAATGGTGATTGCTTCGTTGTAGTTTGCGCCCACATTTTTGTAGCCAAGGGGGGTGAGCATTCCTAATGGGTTTGGTGACATATCCATTCCTAAGTTAAAGGTGCAGTTTGCGGTTTGGAAGTATTCGTATTTATACGTAGCAGAATTACCCATTAAGTTTGTCACATATAAAAAACAGTAGGGGTAAGTAAAGAGTTTATTATTCATGGGCACGTAACCGTCTATTGCTCCACGTTGTTTATCTCGTTCAACAACGTAGTTTCTTGCAGGTGCACCCATGGCTGTAGTAAAGTCTGAGGGCATCATGAACACAGATACGATAGCGTCTGCTTTATTGTTGGTGATAAGGTTGTCAATAAATACGGCAACTGCTGGGAAAGTATCGAACACATGCAACCAACATCCAGAATAAATTCCTCCGTAACCACCGGTACTGGTTCCAACATTTCCTTGTGAATCTACCGTTGCGGCAACCACGACAACGTAATCATCCATGTGTTCCGTACGGAAGGCTGTGTCATAGATGTACTCTCCCAATTCGAGGTTTTCATCTACCAAATTAGCGCCAATTTCATCTACCAATATATGTTCTCTTTCGATAAAGCACGGGTTTACGGTGTAATCGAAAAACCAGGTTTGCATCACATCCATTTCGTAGCTTATGGTTGAGCAGTTGTTTCCCTTATACTCTACACCAGTGATAAAAGCGTAAAACCATTTGTTACCAAAGGACGCATTCTGGAACATGATGTAATTACAGTCATACAGTGATTCGGCGTTTATACCAACATTAATGGTTTTATCAATCCTCTGATAGGTGTACTCTGTTAGTGAAAACTTGGACAGACTAGCAAAATAGCTTGCTTGCTGTGCGGCTGTACTAAAATAAATGGTGTTCCTGTAGGTGTTATCCAGTGGAACGTTTTTAAGAATATGGACGTTAGTATTTGGATTTACGTACATATGACCTCCTTAAGAGGGGGATAGACCCCCTCTTTATTATGCTGATACAGTGATGGTAGCTGTGTCAGTCTTTGTGCTGTCAAACGTGGAAGTAGCTGTAACGGTGAGAGTTGCGCCCGTTTCATCTTCTCCGACAACGAGGTTGCCGTAGATATCAATGCTAGAATCGGTTCCTCCAGTAACCGTCCATGTAACAGACTTAGGTGCAAAGTTTGTGGTAACAACTGTAGCCGACATTTTAACCAACTGGCCTTTGTTAACAGTTGCGGTCTTAGGACTTACAGTTACACTTGTTACGGTTGGGGCACCACCTACGTAAACGGTGTTATTAACAAACGGTGAAACACTGAACGTTTTCCAGGTATGATAGAAGTAATTCCAGTAAAGTCCCTGACCGTTGTAGTTTTCGGTGAAGTTGTAGAAATTGTCGAAAACCATGAACCAGTCGCGGTCGACCATAACTGCCGGAATTGCGTCAAGTGCGGTTCTTTCAGCTTCAGTTAACGGCACAAAGTTGGGGTCGTTAGCAAACAGTTCTGCAAGCCTGTTGTTGTCGCTTGTGCTAAAGCTAAACGTATCAACCAGTATACGATTACCCATGAACTCAGCTTTTTCCATGTTGAACGCAGAAGCAAGAACCTCAACATCAATCACGGCGTTGAATTTGGCGTTCATGATAAGCATCTGGTCACGCGTATCCGTGAATGTAGTTACGCCTGTAAGATTGTACTGAGTGCTGGGGAACTGCCATACACCTGATACCCCTTTTATGGTGGAAACGATTGTCTTTGCGTTTTCAGCAGATACTGGGGCAATCTCAGTTACGTACATTCTTCCATCAAGCACATTTCTTGCGATAAGGTACTTCATGGTTAAGAACTCGTCATAGTTGGAGCCTGTGTACATTGCATCTACAATTTTAGCGATCAAGTCAGTAATTCCCTGCCATGATAGAAACGCCTGTCTAAGCTGGTCGTTGCTAATGGTCTGCTTGTAAAATTTCTGGTAATTCATGATGTGGAATGCGGCACGAACGTCCGGAATTTCACGTTTGAACACTTCGGATTCAGCCACCGCCGGGTCGAACTGATAAGGCTTGGCAATGTTTACAAAGATTTCCTCTACCGTTTCACCAAATTCCAGCAGACCTTTTTTCATTCCAGCCCATGGATTGTAGAACATTTTGGAGGTAATCAGCACTCGCCCGATTCGGTTCATGAGAGCCGTTAAGAACTCGTTTCTAAGTGGCTGTAAGTCCATGATGATTGCACCAATCTGGCGCAAGGATGTATCATCTCCTGCTGTCAGTTCCGGTACATAGTTCTGATAGTTAGCGGATGCATTGTCACGGATTGTATTTAAAATCTGTGCCGCCGCTTTCTGCAAATTGGTTGCTGATACGTCAGGATTTTCTGCACTGTACGCCGCCGCGGCGTTGGCCTGTACGTCACTCAATGTAATTTTCTCTGGTTTAATTGGCATAATTATTCACCTTCCCTTTCCTCAAACAATGTATCAAATGACCTTGTTTTTCCGTCATCTTTAACATCTTCTTCCTGCTCCTCTTTTACTTCCTCGCGAGTTCCGAAGAAACGTTCTCTGTAACGTTTTCTCCATTCCCCGTCCAGGGCTTCATATTTGCCCTTCCAATCTTCACCGTCACCTGCGGCCCTTCTTTCAAGGTCATCATACGTGTCGGTTACATCCTCAAGAAAAGATAAAGCTTCATCTGAATCATCTTCTCCCAGGCGTTCCTTGATTCTCTCAAAGAACTTTTCTCTGTCAAGCATTGCCATGTTTCTCCCTCCTATAATATTTTGTTATAATATATCAACGGCATTTTGTATGACCACTCACCACCATCTGGTGGATTGGGCGGTGGAACATATTCATTTTTAAACCAGTCATACCAATACCTTGCATACTCTTGTCTTTTTGGTTGGTCAATCGTGCCGGGTCGCTCAAAGTTTTTAAGAAAACAATCTGCTAAGTATTCAGGTGTTTGTGTGCTAACTTTAAATTCACCAAATGATTCAGGGTATTGCGTTGTCGGTATCCATTGTCCAGACGGGACTGTCTGTGTGTCAATCCATTCCATCTGACCTTCACCGCTATCGTGTGCATAGCCATTAGCATCTGCCCAGTCGGTATAGTTTGTTGATGGCGTCCACTGGACTAGTCCCCAGCCACCACCTGGTGTTAAGTCTTGCCATATACCAGGGTTAAGCGTAGATTCTACTTGCTCATTTCCTAGTAGTCCCGCTACGGCTTCGGCTGTCCAGCCCTTAGACATAAAATACGCAAATTGGATTGTTGCATTATTCTGCATTTCTCCAATTGACAAATAGTAATTTCCCTTAATCCATTCGTTCGTGGCACTGGTTTCCCACCGCCATAGTTCCAACCAGTTGCCGCGTGAATCATTAGCGTTAATAGATACTTGTTGTTCAAGCGGTACGTTTGCAGAGTGAGCACCCATTGTCCTGGTTGCATCAAATGTCATTTCAGTGTGGCTTGTTCTGATAACAATGTCACCTGGCAACCAGGAAATGTCTGGTGCATGTTTCGTAAATCCCACTTGTTGTAAAACACCCGCCATACTGCTTGTCGTAAAAGGCCATGTACCCCATACTGATACTAAGTCCCATCCTCCAGCAATAAGTGCATACCATATAAATGAGGAGCAATCATAGTATGTAATACCGTTTACAGTTTGTTGATTACGGTATGTTTGAGAGTATCCTACGTTTTCCTTCGCACAGGTTTCAATTGACCAGTTATAAGCAGATTGTATAGACGGCATAGTTTACCTCCAGTTGTTAAGGTTGTTCTTCGTCATGATTAAAGGGTAATCGCGTTCTGTCCTGTCTAAGTCGACATAGCCTGAAATACCCGGTAGTTTGCCTTTATCGGAATATTGCCACAATGTTACCTTTCTACCAGCTGACTGTGCATACCGAGCATACCACATATCATACTTTTCAGCGACTTTGCTTGCCTGATAGTAACGCTGGTAATAGTCCTGATTGGTATAAAACATGGCATAAAATCCGTGTTCTTCCAAGGTACGGCAAAATTCTTCGGTGCAGTCAAGCACGAACTGCCTGTTAACGCTTACGCCATTTTTAGTAGCGTGTGTTACAGTATCATACTCAAAGTCATACACGATTGGATATTCCGGTTTGCGCTCTCCGATAAACTCAATTAAGTACTCGGCTTCCTTTTTAGCCATTTCTGGGTGTAGCGCGTAGCTGAACCAGTACAGACCATATGGGATTCCCAATCTCTCACATGCTAATACGTTTACTCTGGCTTTAGCGTCAATGTTGTTCTTTCCAAAACCTGCACGTATCATGGCAAAGTCGATATAAGGATTAACACTATCCCAATCAATGTCCCCCTGGTGCCTGGATACATCAATACCATTAAACAATCTTGTCACTCTCCATTCTATCGAGGAGTTTTGTTAATGCCAAAGTGTTATTGTTTAATGCTTCGGACATTTTATCAATTTCCTCTTTGTGCTTGTTGTTGCTGTCATAGATGTACCACAGCAGAATTAACGTTAAAGCAATTGGAAATCCTACCGTGCTAATGATGCTTACAATATCTTCCATGGATATCCCCCTTTCTATCTTTTATTATATCACAAAAATGTTGCAATTGCAACATATTTATGGTATAATATAGATGGAAATAAAGATATTGAAAAAATGTTGCATTTGCAACATTTTAGTAAAAAGGAGGTTAGTCATGGCTTACTATGACGGAACAAAGCTTTTGTCCCTCAAAGATATTAATGGTAAAAACCCAGAATTGTTTTTAGTAACCACTAACCGAACGGGAGGTAAAACAACCTGGTTTAACCGTTACTTTGTTAAAAAATTTAAGGCAGGACAAGGAAAATTTTGTTTGATTTATAGGTTCAACTATGAGTTGTCAGATGTGGCTGAGAAGTTTTTTAAAGACATTCATGGATTGTTTTATCCAGATGATATTATGTCCAGTAAGCCCATGGCGAAAGGAATATTCCACGAATTGTTCCTCAATGATGAGCCATGTGGCTATGCTATTGCACTTAACAACGCTGACGCAATAAAGAAATATAGTCACCTATTTAATGACGTAGAACGTATGCTGATGGATGAATTTCAAAGCGAGACAGGCAAGTATTGTTCGGATGAGATTAGGAAACTGCTGTCTGTGCATACTAGTATAGCCCGTGGTAATGGTAAGCAGATTCGTTATGTACCGGTCTATATGTGCGGTAACACAGTTAGTTTACTTAACCCCTATTACTCAGCCTTGGGGATTTCTACCAGACTGAAACGAGATACAAATTTCCTTAGAGGTGATGGGTATGTACTGGAACAAGGATTTATACAATCTGCGTCTGACGCACAGTTGGAATCGGGATTTAACCGGGCTTTCTCATCCAGTGACTACGTGGCTTATGCTTCTCAGAACGTTTATCTTAATGATAACTATTCGTTTATCGAAAGACCTGAGGGGCGCGGTCGATATATGTACACCATTAAATATTTAAACAAGCATTACGCGATATATGACTACGAAGCACAAGGCATGATATATGTTACTGACAGCTATGATGCTTCCTTCCCGACTAAGTTGTCTTTGACAACAGATGACCATAACATCAACTATGTGATGCTGGCTAAGAACGCTTTAATTATCAACAACTTTAGATTATTGTTTAACAAGGGGTGTTTCAGGTTTAAGAACCTGGAGTGTAAACAGATGGTTATACAGATGTTGTCATACTAATGGTATCACCGTAGGTCATGCATCATTGAACGCTAGCGGAATCCACACTGTAAAAGGTGCCGCTGGGTTAAACGGTAACTGGAATGCCCCTTGATGCACCCTACGTAATGATATAAAAGAGAGGATATTATATCCTCTCTTTGTTTAATTATTTGCGCAAATAATTAAAACCATTCATCATATTTTATAGCACAGATTACTAATATTAGTATTATCCAAAGTGGCATTTTCTTCTCCTTATCTCCTTAAACTAAATGGTGAATTTCCAAACGTGTCACAATAGTAAGGGCATATGTAGCACTTTTCTGACTGCTCTCCTAAACAACAATCATGCGAAGCATAACCGCATATAAGTGCCATTTCATAACATTTATCAAATTCTATCCTTTCGATTCCATATTTAGCATTAAGTTTTTCTTTGCTATCCATCCTTAATCCTCCTTAATCTTCTTATGAACTTTAGGTTTCATATCATATCCTTTCTTTACAAGCAATACTCCTCCCGGCATTCTGACTGGTTTTAATCCCTCCTTTAACTTTAAGCCTTCTCTAAACTCCTCGATTGTGTGCTCTTTAATAAATTCTTGTTTGGCGTCCTCTGACATTCCAGCACAACGTATACTATAATAGGGTTTATCAATCCTAATCCCGTTTTCGTGGGTGATATGCTCAATATACGTCTTTTGCCGTACAAATATAGCATTGTCCCAATAGCTTTCCAATTTCCACGCACAGAAATTGGTCGGGTGAACCTTGATTCCTTTACAATTTTCGGGGTCGCCGCTACAGTGTATTGAATCAGTATCACAGTATATGAATCCGTCATTTTCAACCCCGTGAAAATTCGCTTGAGCCGCATTGATAACAAACCTCCTTGCATATGATGTAATCGCGGAACCTATTGCAATGTACCCCGGCTTCTTTTCGTGTTCCTCCACCAGTTCAAAACCCAGCACGTTTTTCTTGTTGATGTACGGCACTTTATAACTAGACGAATCGTTCGCGGAGAATTTTCCGTATAGATTATTAAGGTATAACTTTGCAAGTTCCCGTTCTGCCCCTTGTGATGATTCCTTAATAGCCTTATATTTGTACATGTATTCATCAAATAACCCAATCTCCGTTCTAAACCAACATCCATCTAATACCTGTAAATCATAAACATCATAGTGCTGTAAAAATAACTCATAGTCTACACAGGTCATAGTCATTGTTATCTGCGTGTCGTGTAATTTGCCTCTACGCATGTAATAACGCTTGTATGTCCCTGACGAATAATCGTAGATATCGGATGTTGTTAAATAATCAGTTCCACTATATAGAAAGCTACCCTTTATCTGCACCGTGGGGAGCATTCCTTCTTTTATCTTAAACCTAAACTTAATTCTAACAAAGTAATAACTTTGTGCTGGAAGGTTTGGGATATCTCCTTGCCAAAACTTAGGCATTCCTACTGGGTATCGGTTCCCTGATTCAGATGACATGTTTGATGGATATGAACTGTTAATGTCTGCCGTCCAACCGTGCGAGTACTTTCTATTCTCTTTGCCTTTGACCAGATAACAATATCCACCCCTGTAGCTGTGTCGGATGTATCTATCTGCATTACATTCGCCGTATATTTCTTCATCTATTTGCACCTCTGTTAAGTCAGGAAAGAAATTTTTATAGTCTATTTTGTCGTATGTTGACTTAAACTCCTCTAAACAACATGAACCTATAGTTAGCTTTTGGTGACCTCTCTCAAACATTATTTC